GTCCTTATCTGCTTTAGGTAGTGCTTTGTCGTGGGAATCTTTTCCAAGTCGGAGATCAAAACTTTGTTGCGAGCAAAAGCCAAAGGGCCCGTCGAGGACAAATCAAGACTGCCACTGGCTAGCATTGCTTGTACATGCATTTCCGCTTGGTGGAGGCGAGCTTCTTCAGATTCCTCAGATACTGTGGACCTCAAATACTTGAGAGATCGCTCCTCAAGCTCCAGAACAGACTTCGTGTGGTCAATGTTTCTGGCAAAATTTTTATGAGCCTTAGGGGCTTGATGAAAGCCGTCTGCTTGCGCACTTTGATGCTTCTTATTCTGCGGCCTCCTCGGCTTGGAGCGAGCCTTCCAGATCGGAGGCGTGACAAGGTACTTCTTTCTGATGGTCTTCGCTTCTGCGAGCTTCGGACCAACGAGAGAAAACCACTCCTCTGCCAGATCTCTTCCATCCCTGACTTTGTCTTGGTCCGCACCGCCACCCAGGAGTGGGAAATATGCGAATTCGTACTCTTTTCCTGCCAGTGCTTTGGCGAGGTTGTCCGCGCACAACTTCATGTTTGCGAATTTCGGGCAATCATAAGAATTCTCCTTTGCGACAAGATGGATCACGTCTGCGGTGCAAAACTTGTCCGCTTTGGAAATGATGACATCACCGACTTTGTACTTCTTGGATGCTTCAAGCAAAGACAACCCATTCTCGTCCCGCAAGTCATGATGCGTGACTGCTGGCTCACCCGAGCAAACTTTTGGCCGACGATTGGCCAAACCCTGGGCGAAATTGACAGAGCACCATCCATCGAGCCCTATGACATGAATGACAACTGAAGAACCAGGAGAGCCCAAGAAATACCCTGTCTGTATATCCATTCCAATCGCATATGCATCCGGAACGTATTTTGCCACGGTGGAACAAACTGGCTGTACAATTCCCTTGGCTTCCGAAACCTTTTGGCATGTGACAATGGACTTTTCTTCTGGGTAGGACTCAGATGTCTCCTCAATCTTCTCTATTGGCAAACCGGTTGATGGAGCCTCAACTGATTCAGCGATTTTCTCGCAATATTTCTGCAACATTTTGTCCTCAAAATCCTCCTGTTGGGCAATTTCCTTTGCCAGAAGGCGTATTGTGCGAGCGAGATCTTCTCCAGCGGGAGACTTCGACTCCTCATCACCATACTCACCAAATCTGGCTTTCCTAGTCCTCCTACCCTGATGCCTGGCAGCACTGCCTTCCATGCTATCACCATAGATGAGATCCTGAATGTGATCTGCTTCCTCTTGCCAGTCAACCTCATAGTCGTCATCAGTTCTGATCCATTCCTCTTGATCCAAGGATTTTGTGTCCTTAGGGATCCTGTCTCCCTTGTCCATTGGCCCATCGGGATAACTGTGCTCCGATCCAGTGTATCGGTTCACCCACTTTCTGCGTTGGGCAGACTTAGCCTCAGAGGTTTTTGGGTCAATAGAGTCCTCCAGTTGCTCAGAGATCTTGGGAATGCGTTTGGAAGGAATGTCGAATTCTTGGGAAGAAGGGCA